ACATCCCAAAATAAAGTTGCGCATGAAATCGATGTGCGATTTGCTCAGTAGTGCCGCACTCGAGGGTTTATACACCACAAAGATTGCTGGGAAAACGAAACTGTTTGAACGCGCCAAGCCTGGGAAATATCCTAGGTACATTGGTGATTACAGTTGCCCCGGGTCTCTTTTGGCTGGGTATCTCTGCGAGTTGGCCAAGAAATCATTCGAGACATTTAAAACCAGTGATGGCAAATTTACTGCCACGTATTGCGCGTCTAGTGACGCACATAGTCTGGACTGTCTCGGCGAGCAATTGCATCACTCTAGCAACACATTTGTATATTTTAGCGATGATAGCGTGTTGAAGTTGAATGGTCAACTTTTTGAGATAGATATCTCCAGTTGCGACAAAAGCAACACTCAGACCATTTTCGACATCGTTGAGCATCTCTTTGGCGGGGATGCTTATTTTCAGTCTGTGATATCGAAAAATATCAAACAATGTGCTCTTCCTTTGAGACATACAAATCCGCATAATAAGAGTATTGGTGTTAATTTAAAACCGGCTTACCCCATAGAATTTTCAGGGTCAACATTGACCACATTGCTCAACAACATAGCATCGTTGAGCATTGGCTTGAACGCGTACTTGTCTGGCTGCTCGACTAGTGACGATGTTATTCAATCTGCTATTGCGGTTGGATACGACGTCACATGTTCGGCACGCAGCTCGTTGCCAAAGACGCAATTTCTGAAACATTCTTGGTTCGTCGACGTTGATAAAAATATTGTATGTAGTTTCACCAATTTAGGAACAATGATGCGTTCCTTTGGAACTTGTGCTGGTGATTTACCGGGGGCAGGGAATATTTTCTCTCGTGCCCGTATTTGGAACAGCGCCGTGACCAAAGGTTATAAACACGCAGGCACAACCCGGTGGTTGGAGGTCTTGACGAAGGTGTTTGACGAACCGTTAGGTAAACTGCGATTACCTTTCGAAATAGAAAAACACTTTTCTTCGTCAAGTCGCTACCCTGTGCCCGACTCTGTCGTCTTGGAACGTTATGGTTTCACATCTCCAATGTGGGACCATTTCATAAAGTTGTGTGAAGTCGGTTGTGGCTCTCACTCAACAATCAGACATCCGGTTCTGGACATAATCTTCCTAGTGGATTATGGCTTAGATCCTCGTGTTCCTGATCACGTATCACACCACGAACCGCTGTGACTCTCCCTCACGGCGTTCAGGTCCCGCATACCTGATAGAGCGGAATGTCTTCGTCCGACATTAACACAGTGATAGTACGTGCCGA